CCCTGTGGTCCCGGAGAACCCCAAAGTCGTTACGGTGGTGTTCAGCTCCAGATAGGGGCCGTCCTCCAGAACCATCTCGATTGCTGTCAGGTCTTCGCGGACGAGTTGCGTCTCGTGGTTCTTGTTGAACAAGAACAGGTGGACATGGTCTTGAGTGAACTTCACCCCGCCATTAGTATCTGTACGGATCAGATCTGTTGTGGTGTACGGGAGTGTAAGTTCGCGGATCTGCCCGAGTTGCCCGTTGTGCCAGCACAAGTCATCGCCGGTAACCGTCCCTTCATCCACGCGAGCGCCTACGAATTTCGCGGTCAGCGTTGTGGTCGTCGGGGCAGTCAGAACTTCAAGCTGGGTGTTGACCATACTAACGGCGCCCGAGATGTCAGCATCGGCATCTTCGACGAAGGTGATCAAGTCCCCGGCCACCACGCCATGCGCGGCGCTCGTTGTGATAAGTGCCGGGTCGTCCCTGGACACACTCAGAACATTTACAAGCGATCCCTCGAAATTGAAGGTGCCCGTCGCGAAGAACTGCATTTTCCCGGGCATGAGAACACAGACGTGATGCTCCCCATCATCCGTGTCGTATGGCATCAGTTGAACAAATGCGGTAGTGCCTCCCTGGAGAGCGTCCACCGTGGCGACGAAAGCCGTCCCGGATCGACGGATGAGGGCACCGCCATCCACAGGGATATAGTCAGCACAGACGTTAAGAGCTGCGTAGTAGAAATCCTGATCAGCCCGCCCTTGCGAGAAGGGGCTGATTTCACCATTGCGAAAATTCGGTTGAACAAAGTTTGTGCGTACCACGAGACATCTCCGTTATGAGGCTATGCCGGGGGTGACAAGCCGACCCTGGCCAGTCCCCACAAGACGGGTTGTTTCCCATTGATCAATTGCGGACTGGATCGGCCCGTGCTCAATTGCATTGGCCCGGCGAGCGTCCGCCATGAACTTAACATACTCAGTCGCCAATTGATCTTTCTTCGCCTGGGAGGCTTTCAACTCCATGATTATTTCATGGGCGACCCGGGCTGCGATGCCCTCACGGAACAGCGGGTGCCATTGCTCCTCGTCTATCCCAGAACGCACGTAGCGGACGTCTAAAGGCCCTCCGTCGTTCGACAGGATCTTGCGGCCCTCAATCTGCCAATCATCCCTGAGTGTGCTCTCCTTGGGGAACCGAGGGGCCAAGCGAAGGAAGTCGGCAGGAAGCTGGAATTGGAAGGTATAGTCGAAGACCGGCGTCTCAGTGTCCGCCCCGAGCTGCACCCGAGCGGTAGCAAAAGTCCAGAGATTGCGCTGGAGTTCTGTTTCGACAAGCATCTCATAACAAGCACGGATCGCCCGGCCTTGCTGGGTGTCTTCATCATATTCGTTGAGGCGCTTGGAAATACCACATTTCTGAAGCGCACGGTTTGCAACTTGTACGCGGCTAGCCATGTGTTCGTTTCCTTATGTTACTTTCACCGCCCGTACTGTGACGGCTGTGCCTGCGATGACATCAGCCCGGATCTGTCCCGCTGGGACCACCGCGTCGATAACAGTTTCGGTCGTGATATTGTCGAAGGCCGGGATTATGATCCCAGTTCCGTCTGGTCCCTTGAGTTCGATATTCAAGTCCAGTGTCGATGTCTTTTCAACGATGATAGACAGTATGCCGCCGCCCCACTGAACCCAGGAGCCGGTCGTGATACTCACATTAGAGACCAAGTCTGCTGCCCATGTGGCTGCCATAATAAAACTCCTTAGACGTCAACCAGGTTTTTGTCTTCCTGGACGGCCTTCTGAATGAGCGTGAGAGCGTTGTAGATCTCCCCGCGTGTGAGATTGACGGCTTGGTCAACGACGAGTTCAACGTCTTTGCCAGTGGTGGACGTGTCAACAGTGGGCGTAGTTTCACCCCGGTCTAGTCCATAATATCTGTCTGCCATTTTGTCGTTCCTTTAAGGGGCGAGACCTTGCGATATCGCCATTTTCAATGCGACCGCAAATGCCGCCCGAAGTTGAGACACGGTCGTTACGTTCGTCGTGTCGAAAGATACCGAAACATCCGCATCCGCAGAGTTGACGGTACCTTGTGTAAGGCTCGCAGCAGCGTTCACGAGATCCGCAATCGAGCTGTCAAAGAGGGCATCGACAAGGGCGATGTTTACCACGTAACCAGTGCCCGCGTCCCGGATAGCATCAATTTCGGTCGTCGCATCATTCGAAGAATTCGCCGAGTTCGCGGCTGCGATCAATGTGTCCAGATCGCTGTCCATAGTGATCAGCGCTGCAATCCCCAGATCCTGGTCCGCATCAGAGAGGACGATATCGGCCTGGGCATCAACGACGTCCGCCGTTTGCGTGTCCGATCCAACACCTGTTTCCAGGATCTTTCCCGTGCGGATAGTTATGTTGAAGCGTTTGCGTGCCATGACGACCTCTTGTGTTCAGTGAGAACAGCCCCCGCATACCAGTGGCGGGCAGGGGCTGCCTGTTTCTTAGACGACGAAGCGGAGGCGCATCGCGATGGACGTGGGTCCACTAGAGAAAACTTCACTGATGTCAATCGCCACGAAGAAGTCTTCATGAGGATCTTCAGTGAGCGCGAGGGCTTCCCAAAGTTGTTGCGCACTTTCGGCGTGTGTCAGCTCACCACTTTCGACCGGGATTTCAATCCAGGCATTTGTGGCGACGCCAGCATCATCGAAATCGTACGCCGATGCAAAGAGGTCCGCATCACCACCAGTGAAAGTGTACGTGCCATCACCAAGCTTGCGCATGATGCCAACATTCCCTTGGCCGGTTGTTCCGGCTTCCGCGTGGCGGAGAGCCAGGCCAGAGACCCGGGCATTGGAAGGGATCGGGCACATGACGAGGTTGTTTGAGGCGCTTTCGTCAGCGGCGGTAACGACAACCGCGATGGTTTCCCGCATGAAGCCGCCTTGGTTATAAGCATTCTGTCGAACGACTGGGTCGGCATCCAGGTCAGTGACGATATCGGAGAGAACTTCTGCCATGATAAAATTTCCTTATTTTATGGCTTCAAAAAGTGAGTGAGGGGGGTGCTTATCAGGCGGGTCCTCCCTCTACTCTTAGGCTTCGTCACACAGGATGCGGAGCACCTTGCCTGCTTCCAGACGTGTAGCGCCAGACGAACTCTTGGAGTAGAGCTGCCAGGGCTGACTGGAGAGCTGTGTTTCATGACTGATGTTGTGTTGCAGATCCTGCCACATACCCAGGTACATCCCGGAACGGACAAAGACAGGGCACGCACGGTCGCCACTCACAGTGTTCAACTTGTTCGAAACAATGATGTTGAAACCCATGAACTCGGTAACCCGGCCCTTCACCAGAACTGGTGCCTTACCGTTGAAGTCGGAACTCGTGACTTCGACTTGCTGACGCAGGTCAAAGTGCTGACGAGGCGAGATCACGATGGAAGCAGGATCTTCTTCCAGATCAATTTCTTGCTCTTCGAAGATCTCAACTGCCTTGTTGAGCTTGGCCACGGTGAGGCCGATGTCGGCGGAGGCGCCGAAGTCAACAGCGATGCCGTGTTCAGACGTATCAAACGCCTCGGTACCTGTGCCAGTCTTGCCAGTCTTCGACGTAGCGAAGAAGGCGTCGATAATCTGACGGTCCCATTCGCGACCGAAGCCGGAGGCGGAGTTCTTGACGTAGTCACTTTCGGGATCGATGATCACCTTGAGCTTCTCGAACTTGTCAACAAGGACAGCGAGTTCTTTGTCGATGGGGGTGACCCAACGAGTGTCGAAGCTCGGGTCCGTCCGGTTGAGAGGAGCGAACTTGCCAGCAGGAGTTTGAGGATCAAACGGAGCCAGTTGGTTGACTGGAGATGCCAGCTCACCTTCATGATTGCCCGTCAAAACATGCGGACGCAAACGCGAAACTTTTTGTTGAAGCTTCAGGGCGAGATTGGAAGTGTATTGGGTCGTATAGACATTTACGAGATCAAGAGACATGATGTTTTCCCATGTGTTTTTTGTTAAAGGGTCTTGGCGCCGTATCCACAAGGGGGCTGATCGATTTGAAGGGCCTCCTTCGGGGGAGCTTTGAGGTTTCCTGTAAGGTCCTAGCTCGCATCCCCCTCCGGCGGAGTGACTTCATTGATTTCAGAGCGGAGGGTACACGAAAGATTATTACGTGTCAACCCCGCTCTGAAACCTTCCTATTGAACGGGGCCGCCTGATCTACCCATACCGGCAGCCTTGATGAGATGGAGGGCATCCCACTTCTTGCGCGCGCCAATATCGCCTTCACTCAAAAGCTTGGTAAAGCCATCATCGTCCATCAACTGCGTAATTTCAGCCGCAGCACCTTCTGGAGTTTGAGCGGGTGTACCACCTTTTCCGTCGCCATTCAGGAACTCATCCTCACCAAAACCCTTACCAATCCCTTGGAAAAGCTTCATGGTTTGGGAGTAACCGAGCGCCCCGATGACCTTTTCAAACGCCTCGGCGTCTACCCCCTGCTTGGAGGCGGCAGCTTTGGCCAAGGCAGTATTGGCTTCAGTAGTCGATCCCCACTCAAGTTGGAGATCGTGTTCCGCAGCGGATCGGCTGATACCGGCTTCGTTCTGGTCGCTGTCCACATTGCCCTGTATCCAGTCCTTCATGGAAGAGAAGAACGCATCAGCATTTGTTGCGCTGACGCCAGCAGTGAAGAGGGCGCTCTGAATGAACTTCACCGCGTCCGCATCGGAGCCATCGGCGGCAGCCTTGGAGAACTTGTAATCCGTCGCGGCCTCCGGGCGCCCAAGGCGGGAGTAAATCGGGTCCATCGCGCCATCAAGAGTTTGGTCGGCGGGCAGATCAATTCTGCGTTCGGCAGGAACCCCGAGGGACCGCTCTGCGTTTTGATGGCCCTTGATTGTGGCTGCGAGGGCTTGATCGATTGGCATATTCAAGAGGCCACGGTTTTCAGCCCAGCCCCGGTCTTCGGGAGTGTAGCTGTCGTACCAGTTGGTCTTTGGTGCTGCGGCTGGTGCTGCGGCTGCTGCTGCGGCTGCTGCTGTTGCGTCTGCTGTGAGGTCTACCGCCGGGGTGGCAGGTGTCCCAGTAGGGGCTGCGGGTGTATCAGGCATATTAGTTTCCTTCGTTGATTTTGAGTAGGTCGAACAATTCTTCCTCACTCAGGTTCATGATTGCGTTGATACGCAACCATACTTCGCGCCGACCTTCCAGTTGGCCTTCCATTCGTGCATTCGTGTGGAATGTAGTTTTATTGGCAAAACAGAACCGGGCAAGATCCGCCATCACGATCTTGGGGGCACCTTCGCCCGTGAAGGTCTGTCTGTATGCTGACTGTCTTGTAGTTAAGACGGCCTTGATCTTTGATACTACTCCGCTCATATCATCTCTCCGTTGTTAGTCAAATATCATCATGGCGACAAACCACGCAATCAGCAGGATTGGTACCCACTCCATTACGCTTGACCTCGTTTGGTCTCGGCATTCATCAGAGCCGCTTCACCCGGGGCCTCCGCCGATGCAGCTTCTCTCTCAGCCGCAGCAGCACGACCCGCCCGGATCTCTTCAACTTTTTCCAGGGAGTTCATCCAATGACGGGGGACGGCCTGGATCTCGGATACATCACGAGTGATGGTGTCCATGTCGAAGTTGTCCAGCGGCGCAGGGTCGCCAGTCGTCTGGATGATAGGTAAGACGCTCTCCAGTGTCCGGATGATACCGGCAGCTTCCTCAGCCCGCATGGTGCGCGACAGAGGATTGTTGTACGCCAGAGTGTACTCACCCCTCGCTTCTTTAAGAATTTCAGGCATGGGACCAACGAGCCCTTGATCAGTCAGCACGTCGATCTCGCGGTCAACCAGCGGACCCAGGTATTCTGACTGTTGGCGACCGAGGGTTGGGGCCAAGAGAATACCGCGTTGTGAAACCCGCTCGATCACCTCAGTGGCGGTCATGCGTGGGGTATCCATCAGGAGTTCAAACAGGTTGACCAAGAAGGCCGAATTGATTATAGACCGCTCTTGATCCATCATCTCCAGGCCGAGGTTTACATCCCCGACTGGTAACGTCTGCACAAGGAGCTTCCCGTCATGGGTGACACCACCGGGGTTTGCTGCCCCTGGTGTCAGGCTGAACCCGTCGAGGACACCCTCGTCATGGGTCAACAGAACTGGATCTACCGCCCTGTGACCCTGCTTCAGCATGACGGACTTCTCCGACTGCAAGGTGCGGATCGCGGGCAGCGCCATCATAGCGGGGGAGCGGCCATAGATTTCATTCGGGGCCTGCTCGTAGCGTGAGCCTGCAAATGGGAACGTGTGGTATCCGCCCTCGCGTACGAGCCAGTTGCGGTTCACAGATATCGTTATGCTCGACCACGCCTTACCACGAAAGTCCTGCCGCCCGGGATCGAGTTGCAAGTTGGGCTCATACATGGTGATGAATTCAAACAGCCGCTCCGGGTGGTCCGAGGCATCATTCCACAGGTCAGTCGGTAACTCATGCTCTTTGAACATTTTCGTCACCTTGTATCCAGGGATGGAGTAGTACCGGCAGGCGGTGTCGATGACGCCCTGATGGTTCTCCCGGACATAGATCTCCCCGATGAAGATGTTCTTGTACCGCAGGCCGCGACCATCAGTCTGACCATCGACGAACATCATCCCGGTTCCCCAGGCACCCAACCCCTTGTACTGGAGTTGGTTCTGGGATGCGAAGTTCGCAGTCGGGGCATAGCGCTGGCGGAAGAGTTCCCGGTTCAATGCCTGGAACCACAGGGTCGCTTCCCGGTCGTTGTTGATATGCTCGTTGTCAGATTTGATCTCGTGCCAGACGTTGGTCGTTGGAGTGAGCAAGCTGTCCAGGATCGCCGCGAATTGGTTGAGGGCGATCTGTGGGGTAGCGTCGAGCTGCCGCGCAGTCTTCTTGACGCCCTGGGTCTCCTTTGGACCACCCTCGGGATGGAACGTGTTGCGCATCTCCGGCCATACAAAATGAGCTATGTCATTCCAATGACCTTCAAAATTAGTCCGTACACCCCGCATCTCGTTGAACGTGAGCATTACAAGCTTGACTTTGTCTTGCATTTCCTGGGGCTGGTCCTGATGGGCGCGGGTGGCGGGCATGGATTAAAAACTCCCAGTTCGAGCTTGGCGGGATTGAATACGTTGGCGGGAGAACCCATTGGCAATCTCCCGGTTAAACCGGCGTCCGGTCTGGGCTTCTTCGTCTTCTGCCTGAAAGCCCGTAGTCTGGCTACCAGAGTTGAAGGCCCCAAGGGACTGGGTCGCCCCGGCGCTTTCGGCGCTCATTGAGGTGAGACGGGATCGGCCCGGGATAATTGAGCTGCTCAGTCTGTCGCGCTGACCCTGCAACGGGTCAACCTTCTCGGTAGTGACCCCCGCCTTTTTCTTCTTGATGGCGCTGCCCGCGTGCGAGACACTTCTGAGGTTATTGAAGACTGACATTGATATATTATCCTATATAGTTGCACGACTTTGATATACTTCTACAGATCAAAGTCCACCCCGGTGACAACACGAGACCCGGTCTTTGGCCGATGGTTCGTCAAATCGCGCATGGGTTTACCGTATCGTCGCATCATCATGCCATACCTGACCGCAGAAATCAAGTCGTCATCGACTTTGACGAGTTCCCCATCCTTGCGATGGAAGAGCCGGTACTCTCCAAAGAACCGGGTACAAGTGCGAAACACCTTGAAACGCCCGGACTTCATGCGTTCGATCATCTCCATGATCCCGGCCTCGACGGAGTTCCCCCCGCCCTCTTCCCCGGTGAACTGAGCGTGCATCGGCATCATCTTGCATTGCTGGGCCTGGTACTGCTTCGCGATGGTCAGGCCAGATCCTTTATCGCGACTATGACCGTCATGAGGCCAAGCAACAGGGATATCAGGGTGCCACGCTCGTATCGCGGCGGCATGTTCCGGGATGAGTATGTTGGATCGTCGGTGCTCGTCGCAGACGTAGATCGTATCAGTGTCTCTATCCCAAGCAATCTTTGCTGCTGCTGTGGGGTGAGCGATGCCGATATCAAGACCGGCGAGGATCG